TCCAACAGGATTTTCAGCTTCTCCATCAAGCATCTGAATAAAGCTCATTAACTCTGGTGAGAGAGTTTGAGCCTTGTTAAGTGGCCACGCAGAGTTAACATCATCCATTGGAATATGCTGATTGATCTGACGATTCAAGAACTGGGTGACATCTCGAACCTTATCAGGATTGTAGCCATAGAGAGGGTTGGCTTGATCTTTAGCCGCAATATACGCAAGGTTAAGAAGCACACTTTTTGCACGGTGTTTGTCTTCAAGTAGATCTGCAACAGAGATAGGAAGTGATGAATGAGGAACTCTAAAGGCTTCTTTAACTACGATTGGCCACTTTGAGTCCATTGAGACGGATTGGCCGTCGGGCATGATTAACTCTTCACCGTCACCTAAATCAAGTTCTGACTCATAGAGAATTTTAGAAAAATTCTTATCAGTCCAATAGACACATTTCTTTCCATCGTCATTCATACCGTAGAACTCTAAGATTTGGTAGACATCTGAGCCATAAGGTTCTAATGGTGGAGCAATACCTTCTCTCGCCTGATCGCGTTTAACTTTATAGTTCCACAAATAAGGATCAATACCCGAAGCGATATAAGTAACGTCAAAGTCATCTTTAAGAAATCCTGCGTCTTGGAGTCGTTTTAGTTCAGATTTGGTTTTTGTAATCCATTTCCAATAGTAACGCCATTCTTGAGGGTTTTCAAAGTAGGGATCATAACCGAAATTTAATGGATTAATGACATGAGGTTGTAAAATCTTCTTCTTCATATCAAAACGCACTGTTTCTAAATAGCCTCGACCAAAGAATAATGTGTCCCAAATCCAGTCATAATCAATCTTTGCTTTACCCATTTCCTGATAATCAGATGTGGCAAGCATGTTATAAGAGTTGATCTGCTCTTGGGTTATACCTTGTGAAGGTAGGAATTTAACTTGAATTTGATCGTCATAAACACCAGCCATAATGCGGTCAAAGAGTGTCAGCATGACAGTTGAACTGATATTCTCATCACCACGGCGAAGGTTTGAGAGCAAAGTTAATTGAGAAGCTTGGCGTTTCTTACGTGCTTGGAGAAAGTTAAATGATTCGAGGTAGTAGATACCTATTTCTGCTGCGGTCATTTTTTAATGAGTTGTGAGAGTGTAAATGCATTCTCGACTATGCCAGTGAGGCCTCTTGGAATGCAGGTAATAATAATGCGATAATGGGTTTTATTTTTTGAAAAGATAATACGTGGTGGGATGTCTTCGTATGGCTGTAATTCATCCCGCCATAAGAGAGACATAATACCTTGTCTATGATGATTGAATAACTCCTGTGCGGTTGGTTTATATTGCTGAAAGGCTGACGGGTTAGCACCAAATTCAAAAAATCTAATAACAACCTTTTGACCAGTTCCTAAATCAGACTCAAGTTTCGTGTCTGATTGCGCTTGGAGGTCTTCTCCTTCCCATTCAATGTCTTTTACCGGCGCATTCTTGGCGTTCTTCTCAAGTGCTTTAAATTTTTTAGCCCTGGTCATATATACTTTGCATTTTGTCATAAAAAGGTAGACCGCCGTTCTTCATAACACTATTATTGCGGATTACACTATCTGATATAACCATTGTCAAGACAGCAGCATCAACGCAGTTAGGACTCATCAATCCATCTCTAAAGAGTTCTTCTTTTGGTTGGATACCAATCTTACCGTCTTTGTTTTTATACTTCACGTATTCAAATTCATTCCAGGCTGGTGATTGAATTAATCGTCCTCCTGAGAGTAGCCATTTGCGTTCACGCCAATGCCATTCAGCTTTTAAGTTTTGGAACATGTCATCCTCAGACTTCTCACCAAACGAAACTCCTCGAACGTTATAGCCTAAATCTTTGAGTCTATCGTAGACACCTTGCCCGACACCAGTTTTATCAATCACGATCATGTCAGCCTTATTACGGTTATATTCTTCCATCACCACACCAACTAAATCCATAGTGTTAGGCATCTTTTGATTAAAGAGGATTTCTTGAAGATTACCGGATTTCAATACTATTGCAGAGTTGTCCCCTCCTGCAGCAGGATCAACACCTAGGACTTTATAGCCTGTGTGTGTGCCTTGAGAGACAAAGACTCCTTGTAATTCTTTATCACTTAACAAACGAATATAACCTTTAGCATCCATTGATTCAGTAAATGAATCCCAATCGCCCTCCAAAAAGGCTTTGCGTTCTGCTATAGGTAGTGATTCAAGAGACTTGTAGTAAGTAGCGTCAAGATGTGGATTATCTGTGGGTAAGGCAGGTACGAAGACAAATTCATACTGCTCGCCTTCTTCTGGTGGGAACATTCGTTTTACCCACATATTTTTAACCCATGCCTCACCGACAGGGTTACAAGCCGCCATAAAGCGCACATCTTTAATACCTGACCAACGTAAACGTTTACGCAATTCTCTAAAGGTAGTAATGGGATTACGATTGATTTCATCCACCGCTTCAACAGCAAATTCAACTGAGAGATATTTTTCAGGCTCATCAAGGTTACGAAAGGCTATCACTCCACTGCCATACTCAGGGGCTAGGGTAAACTCATGAAACTGCGAGTTATACTTTCCAAGCCACGCAGGAAATTCATATTTAACTTTTGATAAATGTCTATCATTAAGCGAGGTATAGTCTTCACAAAACAATCCTCCACGCACGCCCTTAATCTTATACTTGGCATAGTACTTCATTAACCAATAGACCATCATCCACCGTAACCAGTATGATTTACCTGAACCTAACGAGCCACCATAGAGCACAAACTTAAAACGTTTAGACGCTTCTTGAGCTTCTTTTTGTTTTGGTAAGAACTTCGCTAACTCAGAGAATTTGATTATATCGTCAGACTTTTCCATGATTCAAACTTAATAGCTTTATCGTCAATGAAGTAATCAGCGTTTGGTTTAATGTTCGTAATGCTATCGAAGGGTATATTGTAGTAATCCATCCAGTCACTGATTACTTCAGGCTGATCGCCCCAAACACTGAAGATGATAATTTCGTGGCCTGCTTGTTTTAGCTTTGTGATATATTCTTGTGCGTCCTCGATTGGCTTACCCATTCGTCTACCTTCAATAGGATGTTTGTGGTCGTGTATGACACCATCAAAATCTATGGCTAATTTACTCATCAACGCTTATTATCTTAGTAACGAGTTCTCCTGATACTTCCATATCTTGTTTAGCTTTACCCTCGCTCATTTCCCAGATTTTGTCCTTATCAATTCCCTCAAGCCATTCATCACGTTCTTCATCGGTCATGCGTTCAAGATATTGGCGGGCGTATTCCTTCATGGTTTTCCCTTTAGGACGGCCCATGATATTACCACTCTGGCCTTTCTTCCAAAGCCAAGGTTTTAGAGTGTTTTCTGTCTGTTTATCAGTTGGATTCATGAGGACATTTACCATTACCTAATTTCTTTCCCCAATTACAATTCATACATAAAGTTTGAAATCTATCAGGGAATCCTTCTCTCTTTACTAAAAGATATAGTTCTTTACCACTCTTTTTGCTACCACCAGGGTTTCTATCTTTATAACCATCATTATTAATGTGATCGAGGCTAAAAAATTCTTTTATCTTTTCGCCGCAACATCTACATTCCCACCCATAATGATCAAAAATCTCTCTCCTTAACTTTCTCCAAATTTCTCGTGTTCGTTCGTTATAGCATAATCTACACACGCCGCGAGTATATTGTCTATAGTCATTCCTGACAGCAAACTCATCAATTTCTCGTTCTACCTTACATCGAGAGCATACTTTCATTGTAGTAACTTTGAACTATCGTATTAAATATTAAATTGAGGTCTAATTTCTTTAAAGACATCTCTTGTGCTTCTTGATAGAGATAATCATGAGTTTTTAGCATATCCTCGTTTATATCTTCCCATTTCTTTACAAATAACACAGGAAATCCTTTCATTAACTTTCTAAAATATGGGTGGTCTATCATCACCGGCACACGGCGTAGATAGAGTGATTCCCAATTCCTGTGACAATCTAATCCGTGTCCTTTGGGACAAATCATGAATTTATGATTCTGGAGTTCTTTTAGGAAGTCTCGATATTTGCTATAAGGAAAGAACTTACTATCTTTATCAAATCTCGTTGTGGTCCACGGTAAGCCTTCAAAGTTTATTAAATATTCCCGCTCAGGATTACGTTCTATGCCGCAGTTTATATACAAGAGTTTGGTTGGTTCGATGTGTTCATCTTTCTCCACGACTTCTTTCATGATACTTAGTCTATTGTCATCTAGGCCAAGTTCTCGTTGCAAACCGTAGGGAAAAGGAAATATCTTGCCACCGCAATATTCTGCATTAACCGCATGAATGCCGAGCACATTATCTGGGACGTTTATATACGAGTCAATAGGCGTATCCTCATGAGAGGTAAATATCACAAACTTATTGTCTTTGTGTAAAGAGCAGAGAGCTAGTAAATCATTAGTGGTCAAGAGATAGTGTACCCATTCAGCGTCGTGGCCTTCATTAGCCCATATCGGCCTATTGTAGAGCCGTATATTATCAATGAAGATTATCATAACCTTACCTTTGAATTGCTTGCAAAGTTCTTTAAATTCACTGTTGGCAGGATTGGCCATTTTCATGAAACCTCCTTTCGGACGAGGAAAACTTGCAGCACCCATATGATCTCCAAAGGAGTAATCACATAACTCTGATAGTTTTGTGCCATTAATTATCTCCATAAATGGCTATATTTGGCCTTATTTTCTAATAGATATTTAGGTAAGTCTGTTTCATCAATCCACATTTTAAACTCATTACCTTTCCAATCGTGAGTTCTACCTAAAAAATCAATATTGGCTTCCATTCGCGCTTTCAGTCCATCTTTAACCCACGGAATATTTACTTCTTGGTGGTCGTAGGATTCTATCTTTTTTATCAAAGCCTCATAGCCTCCCATATTAGTAAAATGCCAGCCGCCATCTTCTAATACTACACTGTGATCTGCTCGAATATCGTTGAGGTCACGAATATTCTTGTATTTGAACACATTTGTACCCTGCCAGTCTTCAGAAGAACGATTATTGAGGTAATAGGAGTAGGCTAATTGTCTAAGTTTTCCTTCTTTTTCTTGAGGTTTCCATATTTCATCTACATCACCGTAATAGATCACATCTTCAGGCTCACAATCTTTAAGCGCTTCTCTAATACTATCTTTTTGAAAGGCAGCGAGATCAAAGGCTGTTGGAATAGTATCCGATGAATATTGAGGTGAAATATAGTAGATTATTTTATCATTCCATTTGGAGAATCGTTCTTGATTTTCTTCATAGTAGAGTGGTTTGTAATGTCCTTGAAAGGTATTCATCGT